ACTTCTTATAGTTTCCTGCAGGTAATGGAAGACTCATTACAGCTCCCGCATTTGAGAAAGGTGCATTATCGCCGATTACGGCCACAGTGCCTCTGTTTTTGCCTCCTGCTCCTCCTAAGGGAATTAAAACATCACTCATTACGAAAACGCTCCTTTCAATTTAACTCTGAAATCCTTACTGGGCTTCTCTGATTTGCAGTAAAATGTCACAGAGCCATTTTTTGATTCTGCATTTGTGATTAATGCAGTCATTTCATCCCATGTTTCAATCTCGTCTGCAGTATTGTCCTTGGTATAGGCTTTCCCCATGATAAGGCTTGCCGTAGACTTCATCCTTGTAATAGAGATTGTTTGGCTATATGGGGCTGTACTGGTCCATCCATTAGCACTTAAAAGAACGGTCTCCTCGTCTTTCAATCCACCTTTTAGGGATTCCAAGTCGGAAGCTAGTGCATAAACCAAAGTATTATCAACCTTAATTTCCAACTGTTCGCTGTTCTTTAGCTTCAAGAACCAATTCATAATTACGCTAACAGGCTTTCCTTGCTCATATCTCGGCATAAAGTCCGGCTCGCTCGCATAGGCATAGGCAAGTAGCGTTGGATTGCTGTCACCTTCAACCATTGCCATAAGTTGAAATATTCTCATGCGGTAGCTCTCTGTCAGAGGCGTTCCGTTGTTGTTTTCGTTGTTAATGTCAACTTTGCAGACAATTCCATTATTATTGCTGCTTACGCTTGATATAAGAGCCTTGTGCTTGTCATAGGCTGTGGATGCATTCAAGGCTTCTACTTCCTTTGCGATGTTCCCGGAAATCTCCTTGTCTGCGATAACTACATACTTGATAAGCAAAGGTTTCTTACTGGCAAGGCTTCTTTCTATCAGTTCTTTTCCTTTGTTTGTGATTTTAGATTCTGAAAAGTACCCCATTAGTTCCCCCATTCCGCAAATACAGTAAATTCAGTAAATGATTGAATAGCACTTCCAATAAATTCTTCTGAAATAGCTGTTCGTGTAACATTTACATTTTTCAGAGTATCTCTAAAGGCTTTCACATTTTCGAGTGTTGTAGCTACAGCTTCAAGCTCACTATCCACTAATGCTCCGCCTATGGATATAGAAAACTCTGCGTTCCCTGTCTTTGTCACTTCCGTTTCGCCGAAGATAGTATCAGAAAGCCTTGATATAGCCTCCAAGCTTCCACTTAGATAGTTACTATCAAAGGCAAGCTTTACTAGCTCTCGCTTCTTTTCAATGGCATATCCCCTGTTGTAGTACGGAAGTCTGAAATCTATAGCCAAGCAATCAAGAATCCATTCATCCAGATTATCAATTTCGGATAGCAGGAATACATTGTTCAACATCCCCTGGAAATACTGAAAGCCCACTTTCATTGCATAGGACAATGCTTGTATATCCACATCCTCTTTATAGGGGCTTGAAAGTAAATCAATCATTTCTCCTTCTAAGAATTTAATCATCTTCCCACCCCTTAAAAGTAACGCTCATGCTAGTGCAGTTTGCAATCTCATTTCCGTTTATGCTTATAAAGTTCGGATTCGTTACAACAACTCTCTTAGCACCACTCACCATGCACCGCCGGACAAGCTCGTTTTGGTTAATATCTCTTCCAAGCTTGGACCTTTGCCATGTTACATAGTCCTTCACAGAATCTTCCACGGCTTTTTTAATCTCTGCTTCTCTGTACTTGTCCGACTCATAGAGATAGTATCCAATTTCTACGCTATAGTTTCTTGCCACAGGCTTTTTGAAATTAAGCGTATCCGTAAATACAGGCATCTTATCCCAATCAATAGCAGCTTTAACCTCTGCAAGGTCATTGTCGCTGTATTGGCCTGTTTCATTATCCCATAGCAAAACTACATCAATCTCCGTGGAGTTAGGCCGCTTTCCAAGGTAAACATCCTTGATATGTTGGCTTGCTTTCTTTATCCAGTATTCATAAGAACGCTTAGTACCACCATTAGTATAGCTATCCGGATACAGATAGATTCTTTCTCTGAAATCATCATCGGATTCCAAGTCCACTCCTCCGGAGCTTTCTGTGGTATTCTGCACGGATTGCACAAACGGGATATTGTCCACAAGTTTTGTAATAGTTTTTGCTTTGTATCCGTTTCCAATCACTCCGGGGACTCTACATTCAGCATCCACATCCCCGGTAAGCTCTCCTTTGCCAATGCTTAGCTCCTTTACTGTCTCAAAGGTAAGCCCTGCTTCCGTTGATACCTTCGTGCCTTTAGGAACTACAGAATTTGTTGCTTGCGCTCCGCTTAGAGTGAATCTAAGGGTAGCTATCGCTTTCTTGGCTTTGAGTCTTTGTAGTCCTTTAAATGCTCCCAGGTTATCAAGGAACGCTCCCTTTGAATACTTTAGCAATCCCATTTTCCCGGAAAAGTCTATTTGCTCGTAAGCATGGAAAAGGTAATAGGCACAAGTAGAAAGAATGATTCGCCTGTCGTCAGACTGCGGAAGAGCTTCCTCTACTCCTGTTAATTCTTTTCTCTTTCTTTGAAAGGCCGATAGCATTTCTGCTTCCAATTTTTCTGCAGTCATGCCCTCGATAAAATCAACTTTTGGATAGCTGTCAAAAACTCCCATTCTACCTCCTTTTCACATGGACAATAGCTTGTATTCCCTCTTCCCCACGGTCTATATACTCTATATAGTCCACGGCTACACCGGGAACATACTTTTCCGTCTGTGTTACAACCTCTACGGTAAATCTGTTCTGAAAAATCGGAGTAGGCTCTGCAAGAATCTCCCACAAAAGCCCAAAATCCCTATGCATAGGGATACTTCCACGCCTTGTCTTATACAAGGTGGATAGTTGCCTTATGACGGAATCTTCCAGTTGTTCTCTTTCGTTTGATTCTATTCTGAAATCCATTATTGATACTCCTTAAAGGTTACATCGACCTCAATTCTTCCGACTTCTCCGCCTTTGTGTATCTCTTCCCACTCGGAAGAAATGTTTGTGATAATGCACCGCCTATCCATAATGGACCTGTTTCCAATAATGAGATACTGTGCCTGTCTATCACGCATAATCTTCCGGAGGAGTTCGTACTGCTGCCTTGGTCTAAGTCCAAGCTCCACGGAAAACACAATATGGAGCGTTACTTCGTCCAATTCCTCGCCTGTTACCTCTAAGCGACCTTTCCAACCAACAACCGGATGTTCTTCGGTCTTTAGCCCTATGGTGGATTTGAAATCGGTAAATGTCCTTGTCTGTTTTCCCTTGTGAAAAAAGGTAAGTTCTCCAAACTGTCCTATCATCGTTTATCCCCCTAAGCTTGCAACCTTTGCTTCTAATTCAGCCAACCTTTGCTCTAATGCCTTGATGTTCACTCCTGCAAGCTCCAAAGTGTCTCCTTTTGCCTTGATAGCTATAGAATCAGTAAGCTGTTTATAGAACAGGCCTTCCCCTGTTTCCTTTGGCAAGTCCTCTTCTGAATAGAATCCGCCAAGAACGACACCAAAGGACTCTCCATTGGATAAATGCAGGACAAGCACCTGTTCCCCTACCTTTGGCATCTTGTATTCTCCTGTAAAGGAAAAATAAGGCAGCTCTGCGGTCGCTAGGTCGTTCATGTCCGTATAAACAACGGATACCATGGCTTTCTGATGATTTACAGTTCCTACAGTTCCAATTCTTATATTGTCCATGCTTATACCCTCTGAATAATCTTCCTAGCCGTTACGCTTTGCGTTAGTCCTCCGCTGTCCAAGGTTACATCCACTCTGTCCACAAAATATTTACCATCACACATGCCACAGTTTTTTATCTCGATGTTGTAAGTGGAGAACAATCCATAGTCAAAGACTGTAGGCTTAAAAGTAATAGTTGTCGTATTCTTGTTTTGTTCATTCAGCCTAGCTTTGGCCACTCTCTCTGCTTCTGATTGGTCTTGTACTTGCTCATTGAGATACAGAACCTTTTCTTCTGTTCCGACCTTAACTGTGATTGTTTCCTGTTTCTTTTTGGGGTTCTTATACCTTAGTTCTGCGCCTGTATAGAATCCTTGCAAAGAAGTGGTCCAGTTATAGTCCGGCTGTATCTCGTGTG